TCATCAAGTATTGGTGTCTTTTTCATCTTGTTGATAATTCTTTGCATATAATTGTCAACTTCGTTTGGTGGTATATTTCCTATATCAATCTTGAATACTCGTTTAGAAGGTGCTCTCATAATTCTGTGAATTAACATAGCGTCTTCCATAAGTGTTAATTGTTTCCAAATCTTACGAGTTGCTTCAACCATAGATTTTCCGTAAGGTAAGAAATTACTATCGTTTGCTAATCTAAAGTGTGCGATTTGGAAGTTTTCAAATTCTACTTTTCCTTTACCACTATTCTTTTGTCCAAAATAAGGGTGTGCTCCTTCTATTGATTCTAAATAGAACTTAGTGTAGTATGGATTTTCTGGGTCTTCACCCTCTGCTCTTATGACTTCATAAGGTGAAAGTGGGACTACATTTGTAATACCATACTTTTCACTGACATCTAAATATAAAAAGAAATCACCATACTTAACCATATTACGAACCCAAGGCCATAAATTAAATTCAACATTCATAATATCGTAAAACAAGTTTTCTAGTATTTGTTTTATGTTATTATTATCAGATTTAACCTCTATAACTTGACCATATTCACCTTTCATTGTAGATTCATCTGAATATATATCTAATGCAGATGATATAATTGGGTCTGAGTCCATTGATTCATAATCTTTAAACAATGCTAACCTTGCTGCCATTACTTGATGTACCGTTGAATATCCCATACCAACTAAATCTAAGTTAGTGTGTAGTTTTGAGTATCTATCAACTAAATGTGATTTTACTTGTTTTTGTACCTGGTCTGTATCGGCTATCTTTAATTTTTTACCACCGACATTACGAACGATTACATTTGTACTAAATAACCTTCGTAGTCTACCAAATAATGTTGTATCTGCCATAATTACCTCACTTTATAAAAGCCACTCTAATGACTCTTTTTCTTTTCCTGTTTCCCAATCCCAGCTGTCATTTTTATTGACATCTTCGTTGGTGTATAAACCCTCATTGTCCATCATTCGACTGAGAGTTTTCTTTGTTAATTCCACACCTTGTGTTCGTAATCTTAATGCAGTATCACGAACCCAAAGTCCAATAGCGAACGACATAACCAAATCATCATTGTATCCGGTCATCGCTTGCGCTCTATTATTTATATAGACAAAAGTCAGTAGTTCATCAATCAAACGATTACTACGAACCACTACACTTTCCTCTCTAAAAAACTC